GCGAGGGTCACTAACTCAAAGAGAAAGAAACTCTTGTTAAAGCACGCCTTTGTAATTGTGCTCGAACGATTTCAAGACTGCATACAAACGTGCGCACAACCGAGCGGGTCTCATCCGCCAGATGCATACGCACATGCAATCACGTTCTTTTATAACATGAAAGAAAAATGAAACCCGAAGGTCAATCGGACCTTTCGGCCAAACGTGGGACACCCACGAAAAACAATGCCTGGAAATCATCTCCATAGGCGCGCGTGAAACCACCCGTTCCTGTAGGGTTTGATATAGTTAACCTAGGCAAAGGAGCATCATACTCGAGAATCTCTGTCGGATCTTTACAATACCGAATTGGGGCAACTCGAGTGACGTTCTGATACGGAACTTGAACTGACAGTACACCGTTTTCACGGGAATTGTGAGTGTAAGCCAAGTATCCGCGAGATCCACTAGTAGGTGCAGGTTGCACTGGAGTCGCTGTCCATACGGTGGTGCCAACACCATAACTAGTGTACGCAACAAGATCTCGCGACGATTCAGCAACAGTCGGCTCAGCAGGTGTCAAATTGTCAACTTTTGTGGAAAAACGAACAGAACCTCGGAAAAACGCAAAAGGTGAAAGCAAATAACTGTGGTACTTAGTTTTGAACAATTGCGTCGACGGAACAGTGTACTCAGCATCCAAAACCCAAGGGTAGAACGATGACATGGCTGAGGCCTCATTGATGGGAGCGCCAAAGTGCACATGCCTCTTGAGTAAAGATGAAAGAGAGAGAACTATCTCAGACATTGAGTTCTGGCTCGCTGTCAACCCGAAGGCAGACATCGGAGCTGAACCAACCGGGGCATCAATAGCCTCTGACTGAGTTTTGTCAACACTAGGACCATCAGGACCTTGCGTGAAGCATGGAATATACCTGGGTTCAATAGGACCGGCAAACTCGAGATCTGACGCTCCTCGAACATAGACAGAAAAATACACCTGGGTTCCGACAGTCTCTGGGGCCTGCAAAGGTGTGACCACATGAACATACATACGGCCCATCGAAGTGCCTGCACGCAGGTATTCAAGTGGGACCATATAAGGGGTCTGAACCTTCACAATGTTACCGGTTGCCAAGTCGTAAATCTCACGATACGCGAAAGAAGTGTCAGTCAAGGTGACTGTAGAGGCTGCAGGGCCAGGTACAAAGGAAATGGCAATCTGCCCACGATGAAATCCAGTTTTTGCAGCTTTGAACATGAACTCAAGACCACCACGGTAGAAACGAAAAACTTCAGCGAGAAACGACACAGGTGTTTTATAAATTTCAGTTGATGATACAAATTGTTGAAAGTCAATGGGGTTCAGCTCACGAGTGTAAATCTGTTCCCCAGGTGCATTTGTTTTGTCAAAAAGAAAGAAATCCAAATAACTGTATTGGCCTTTGATGAAAGCAAGGCTCATCTCGTCGGCACCATCAGGTGAAAAATCATCTATAGCCCTTAACTTTGCCGATGAGTCAAGACTCATTGGAATCGCAGGGTCAACAGCATTACAATTTGGAAAACACTGTGCAGGATTAGATGATACACGGGACACCGATGAAGTGACAAGCGGCTTGGACCAGCCGAAAGCCGAGGCTGCTCCACTCAAAGCTGAAGCAGCCCATGAAACAGTGCCAGCATAAGAACCAATCAACGGAATTGATGAAATGTTTGCAGCGAAGGACGAGAGCTCGGCAAAGAAAGTTGAGACGGGCTTCGACTCAGCATCTGAAGGTGCAATCTTCTTGCGTTTAGGACCTTGAGTGACTGCAGTGAGAGTCTGACCGTACAGCTCAACATCTTCCATCCAAGTCCAGACACGGTAATTAACCTCGAGTAAATTATCAGGGCCTGTCCGTAAAGGGGACAAAACAGCAATATATACACGACCCCAGTCGACCGCTCCACCAGTAAGCTCAATGAACTGTGATGTGGCCACGTATGGAATACGTAAAACAACGGACGATTCATTCGCTTCGATGTCAACACCAGGTAGCTGGGACAATGGAATGGCATTTGTGATATGAGCACTCCCCTTCCTCGCGTTGAGTGAAAAACAAGGATAGTAACACAAACGAAGGCGCCCGGCATGATAGGGCGTACCATTCAAATCAAGACGAATACACAAAGTAGAACGTAAGCCAAAGAAACCTTGTAACTTATTTATCTTTAATGAATTTGTATAATACGGTTTTGTGTCTGAAGCATACAAAATTGCTCCAATTGAATCAACAACAGTGAAAGAACCAGCAAAAACTTGATAAGGCTTAGCCAGGTAATCGGCAATGGTGCTAGTGCTGTTAGGCGTGTACAAATCGTACACATCTTGGGACCTGCCAACACTTTGAATAGCCGACACTGGATCTGCCACAAATGACGTTGTGCCTGTCTGAACGATAGGACTTGAGGTGTCTTGATTGTAGACACCCATGTTTGTTTTTTGAAATGTTTCTTCAGTAAGCCGCTAAACTACTTGCAGGAGGGCTCAGTCCTACAAGGTGCAATATTAAATGGTTTAAGGAACGGGCTGCGCACCAGGTGAACCATCGGATCTACTAGCCGACACCGGTATCAAGGCGAGAGTTGTGCTTCTTCGCCAGGAACCCCAGGAATTAAAATACCTCAAATCACCTGGTTGAGATGAGGGGTTGCACTTACCAGTACTCACAACCGCGAGCCAAATACTCAGCTCGACGGTCGCACTGACTCTTGTTCCAATTAACCATAAAGTGTCTTTTGGGATCAACCCTTTGAGCAGCTTCGTGAAAATCAGACCTCCAAAAATCCCAGTCTTCCTTTGTATGTACACTCAACTCATCAAGAAAACCCTCCACCTTTACACGGAAAAGCTCACCATCGACATCTTTCTTCTTGGCCCATTGGATGTTTTGCGTGATCGTATCGAGGGTCAACCTCATATACAGAACACCATCTTCTAAAGCCACCTTCCTCTTCAAGAATGAAACGTCAAAAACTGTGCGATGCGATTCGTTGAACTCAGCATTCTTCTCTTCATCGGTATAGACCATGCCCATCTCGGCCATAGCTTTTGTCATCGATGCGTACGTAATAGTAGCGGTGCCGTACGAAAGCAACTTCTGAGTGTCAACCTTCCACACATTGTCATCACCATAACATATATATTCAACAACACGCTCCTCATACATCTTCTTCAACATTTTTCGTGCCGAGACGAAATCTTCAGCGCCAAGAGAACGAGCAACTCCATAACGCAAAATGATATTATTACAAATGGTGTTCAAAATTGTTGTGATTGGGTTTCCAGACGGGTTAGAGTTGTCCCACTCTATGAGACAGTCTTTATATTGAATGAAAGGTTTTGTAAACGAATAAAAGATATTTTTTGCAATTTTAAGATCTTCTTCAGACAAAAGATGGCCAAAGTTGACCTCGTAAACAGCCCAAACTTTGTCAACAGCGTAAGACGGGAGATTCTTATCGAAACTCGAATGATCCCCTGCATACACGTTAACATCGAGAGAACCATTACCTAGTTTTTCAACAAATGACTTCAATTCAAATTGATCTGCAACGTTGATACCTACTGCCGACGAATTCTTATACCTATTGGCAGGATCTTGATACCACGATGCAAAAGTTCCAAAATATTTACGAATCAAAAGTGTATTTACAACATCACACGAAAACACAACACGAGTCTTCCCAGCCTTTACTTTTTCAGTTGGCCTCAACTCATCCTTCGGGAAAGCAACAAAGACCATTGGAATTGGTCCCTTCTTCAAAGCTCCGAGAGCCTCGTCAAACTGCTTCTTAATATGTACAGCTCCTGGCGTGTCAAACGTGTAATTCTCATCAAAACCAAACGCTTGCCGTTTCTTGGTTCCCACATCAGCATGGAACCTGGAAGGACTGCCAGAAGCAGTGCCACGGTTGATAGGCTTGAGGTATGGGGCCTTAACCTTCGAACCTGTGACTGTCTCTTCAAACGACAAGACCGCATGTATGGGTCGTGTCGTCTCTTTCAACAATTCATGGTTATATACATCCGTGGCCGCATTAAGGACTTCCATATTGCATAGAAGGCCACCACGAGAATACGATTTCAAAGACTCAGCAACAGGATCAAACAACTTACCATTCAAAACAAAAGGATTTAACAAAGCGGGTCTTTTCAACGGAGGTGCTGCTATCTCACCATACAAAGGTGATTTACAAATTTCAGACTTATATACAGTGGCAACACTGGTTGCTTTACCACAGACTTGTACGTCCTCGAGTGTGGTGTTGTCACTCTGTCCAAATACAAAATGGGATGCCATATCTGTAGTGGCTTGAAACTGGGTGACTGCAACATCAAAGTGTGAAAAGCACTCCTCAACAAATTTCTTTTTCAAAATGATGCCGATACCTCTAGAACCACACGGGCTACCTGCAGCATGAATACCAACGATCTTGGACCGTTTGGTGGCATCAACACGCGTTAAGATAGCGCCGCACTGGCCATTTTCGGTTGCGATGTCATATTCCAAGGTGTCAATAGACTTATATACAGTCCCATCTGGGTTGGATGCCGCGACAGGGCGACCCAACCTGGCCATCCCACTGTTCATAGACACAACGACTTTATCGTCATCTCCTGACCAGTGGCTCAACCTCACATTGAAAGATGGGGTGGTATGAACATCGTCAGCAATATGGTGTAAAACATTCTGACAGTTAAAACCAAAAACTTTAACACAGACCAAATCATTATTAGGGCACTCCAACTGGGCCAACGACTTCACAGTGACCGTGTAAGAGAACCTATTCTTTTTTGATGTCATTTTTGAAAATGTTATGTTTGTATGTTCTTTAACTATGCTGTGGAAAATATGTTTATTCATTACAACTAAAGATCCTCCAATACCAAACGCGTACCCGCAAAAAGATCCATCATCACTCAATGTTAGCACATTTGAACTCAAGAGAGATTTCACCACTTGATCGTGCTGTACATCAGCACTCTGAACAACCGCTAAGGCTTCTCTAGGAGTACGCCTGTTTTTCTTTTTAAAAAATGGTTTGGTAGTTGTATATGTTTTATATATTAGTGCGCACATACCTAAGGCTGCGCCAACTAACTTCAGTTTCGACATTACTGACTGCATTATATTGTCGTCATAAAAACAATGAATTATGCTATCTTTTACTTGTACTAACCTAGAGGCTTGATTACAGGCACTCCAAAGTTTCATATGCATCAAATATTCATCAAGAAATTTGTTTTGACTTGGCAAAAACGAAGTTAAATTTACGAGCAAATTCAGAAATACAAACGGGTGTAAAAGCACTACGAATACCAAAAATGTTCTTGGCAACATCTCGATTGGACACAATACTACGCAAATACGAAATGTGCTCAGCATGCGACATAATCATTGACTCCACTGGTTGCGAATTGTTTGGATTAAAACCGCTAAATGGGGACCAAGTTAGGTAGTGCACCATTATGTCCCTTTTAGCGACAAGATTTGGTTCACATGCATAACACAACGGATTATTACATCTAGCTTGGGTAAAGGCACTATCAAGTGCCACAAGGGTATCATCCTCACTTTCCAACTGCGATAAAAAGTCACTCATGCGCTTCTCAGAGCGCTCTTGGTATCCAACACGATAACGGTATATCTGAATAATCATCTTCAACACGTCATGTGTCGAGGCCCTTTCGCACTGCTCTACCTGTGTACACACTCGTCCACACTTACACAAAGGTGTCTCTTCTCCTGTCAAAGGATTAAACCACCACCAATCTAACCAAAAGCACGGAGGAGCTCTTGGATTTTCCAAATAATACAGCTCCGTTGCCTGCTCATCAAGAGTAGGCTCCGCTCCCGTGATAGAGGGCTTTGAAAATTCTGGTTTAACCCTACATTTAATGGTCACATGCATACGGCGTGTAACCGCTTCTTTCGAATACATATTTTGTAAAATACCAGCATATGTTGTTACATTAGTGGTCCCTAAAATAAACTTAGAATCAAAATAGACTGCGCCTTTCCTCTCTAAAGAGGCTTGCGGCGTCATCATTGCCTGAGAGTTTACAAGCGGAATCAATTTACTAGCCCAGTTTTGCAGGGCTTCTGTAGACGACGCAAAGTCGTCCAACAAGCAAATGGCCTGGTTATTATAGCCATCTAAAAATTTACTCTCTTGTTCCGGAACATATACATAGGGACCGGAATTCCCCCTATTGAACTCTCTAACGGCTTCTGAGCCGCAACTTTCTTTAATGAGGACACCTTGAATCACTTTGGATGCCGAAGACTTTCCGACACCCGCTTGTCCCCCTACAAGAATGAAGAGAGGTTCCTGGCGTGTAGAGTTTCCATAAACTCCAAGCTTACCAAGCTCCTCTCTAAGAGCGACAATGCGAATCATCGCATCTCGATATTGAACATAAGCAGGTCCACCAGTTTTGAACCTATTTAAGAGAGACATACCGTATGCCTCTAATGACACCATTTGAGATGCCACACTATGAAGATTAAGTCGCTTTTCATACTGATCTTTTAACTCTAAAAATTTTTTATTTAGGTTTTCAATTTCAATCCACGTCTCACCTTGACACCACGATGTGTCGAACTTCAAACCGAAAATATTATTCACTATCTCAATAGCATCACGAACAAACTCCTGGAATGAACCTAAAGATTCAGAAATATCACTAGCCTTAGAAACTTGAATTTTAAAAGATTTTACTATCGAATGCACTTTCTCAAACGAACTGGCCTCTTCACCAAAGCGAGCACGCAAGTGCCAAAGGGCAAAACAAGACAAACCAAAACGATAGCACGTAGAAAAATTAAACGAAAACTGGGTCACTTCTTTACCAAAACCAACAAAACTCTTAATACTATCAAACCATTCAATAAAGATAGGCTCGACAGTATTCATCGCAAAAAACAGAGAAATTAAAGCAATACTACTGATAATTTGAACACGAGATAAAAATGGTAAAACTAAGACAAAAACTAAAAGCAAAACAGGGGTTAGCGATTTAGAATCAAGACCAAAAAGGACTTTAAACTCACCATCACGAGCCGTCTGTGCAAGCGCCTTTAAAGATTGTCCGACTTCCTCTTCCTTAAGGAAGTTAACAAGCTCATCAACAGGAGCACGCAACGTTGACTCAACCCCAAAACGCGCATCAGAAACTTTACCAAGAATCCACTCAATCGGCCCTTGGGTGAATGATTCAAAATCATCACTAGGCCCCTGAGTTACAGACTCAATGAACTTGCTTTTCTTGACAACCTTCCGTTTCTCTCTCTTTTCTGATTTAACACTCGAGCTTCTCTTGTTATTATTCTTTTTCTTATTTTTAACATTCTTCCCGAGACCAGATTTGAACTGATCAGGATTGCGAACCAAGTTGTCAGCATAATGCTGTGACATCTTAGTCACAATAAGAGACAATTTCTCAACACGCTTTTCCAAAGCATGAATCGAAGCCGAAGATACGCTAACCGAAACCGAAGACGCGGAGGCAGAAACCGAAGACGAATTTTGACGAAGTGATATCCGATTTTAACTCAAAGTGTTAGCCTTGAGGGTCGATGTGGATAAACATGACCTTTATGGGTGGTTGACGTACACCCTGACCACTAAAGTTCGTACGTGCTCTAATTTTCAACTAAGAGGGTTTAGAGCAAGCGCTAGCGACCCAAGAATATGATATGTCTAAACGCTCCGAAGAGGGCCGACAGGTTGCAATCATATTCACCTAAAGAGGGTCCAAGACCGTGAGACACAGACGCCAAGGATTATCCAACATTAGGATTTCAGACCGAAGGTACACAAACAAATCCGTTAAACAATGGTAATTTATATACCGGACACCACCCGGCTAAACATTAAATACAAATGGAATGGGGGAGGTGTGAGGATTAACGTATCCCAACAAACGGTGATCTAACCTGAATGCTTTTCCGTACAAAACAGGTCTACATCACTGATGGATTCGGTCCATTTCCCAGGATTACAGCCCTGAACTGGCTACTCATTCGCTACTACCGCACGTGGCGGTAG